AAGAGTGTTATCATAGGCATGAGAGATGCTATCCCATTTTCAAAGCATGCTTGAAGGATGAACCCACGCCATTAAATAAAGAGAAAGTGCGCGTGTTTCAAGGCGCACCAATTGCAATGCAGATTTTGGTGCGCAAATATTTCTTGCCCATAGTACGTTGTATGTCTATGCTTCCAATAGCAGCAGAGTGTGCTGTGGGAGTGAATGCGCATTCACAAGAGTGGGATGAGCTGGCAAAACACATGCGGAAATATGGCTCGGCTCGGATCTTGGCAGGCGATTATAGCAAGTACGATTTGCGTATGCCTGCACAATTGGTATTGGCTGCATTTTCGGTGCTGATTGCAATAGCAGAAAAGTATGGCTACACGTGTCGTGATATGATCATAATGCGAGGGTTAGCTACTGATGTAGCTTATCCTACCATAGCCTATAATGGAGACCTCATTGGGTTGTTTGGAAGTAACCCATCTGGACACAACTTGACAGTGTATGTCAATTGTATTGTCAATTCATTATTAATGCGTTGTGCATATTATCATATAGAGGGACCATTGGTACCCTTTCGACACTCAGTTGCGTTAATGACGTATGGTGATGATTGCAAAGGCTCGGTGCACGAGCGTTGTAAAAGGTATAACCACATGAGCGTAGCACACTATTTGGATGCGCGAGGTATGGTTTTCACAATGCCAGATAAATCGGCTATTCCAATTCCATTTATGCAAGATGAAGAAGCTGATTTTTTGAAGCGCAATTCAGTTTATCACCCGAAATTAGGGTGTGAACTTGGGGCTTTGCAGGAGGACTCCATTTTTAAGAGTTTGCATGCTCATATACGCTCTGCATATTTGTCAGAAAATGAGATATGTATGGCCACCATTGAATCAGCCTTGGTGGAATGGTTCGTACACGGGGAGGAAGTGTACGAGAAGAGGAGGAAACAATTGTATGACATTGCGCGTGAGTGTGATATTATACATGGGTGCCCTACGATAGGATATTCGTATGGTACCCGAGCCGACATTTGGCTCGAAAAGTA